ATGCTTGCAATTGAACATATCTTTCATATACCGATTGCACAGGTTTATTCTTTGTGCTAGGTCTATCTACAGTAGGATCAACTTGTAATGCAACAATCAAATAGTCACATAATTTTTTTTCCATCTTTAGCATTGTTACATGACCAGCATGGAATAAATCAAATGACGAACAATTAAAACCAATCTTCATAAATTACCTTTCAGCATACTCCGCAAATTTTGATCTACCATCTCTGGTGTATTTGCGCTTAAACTCTTCTAGTTCTTCCTTTGTCATGGGTATAGGTTCCACCAATGACGCATTCAAATTTTCATCACCAACGGGTTGTTGTACTTTTTGTTTTCTCTTTTGTTTTGGTGCAACTTCAGCAGGTGGAGGAATATTAACTTCATATCCACCAGACTTTTCTTCTTTTGCTCTTGCAATTTCTTTCAGAGAAAAGTTACCAGCAATGACAAGCAAGACTGCCATTGGGTCAAACACAAGAACCAAAAGAATAATAACGAATCGTACAGACTTATCTAGTAAACTAGAATCAACGCTATCGCCATAGATTAACGCCGCAATATATTTAATCGGACCAACCTCTGCTTCCACTTTACGAATTTCGGTTGCGATAGGTGCTCTTTCTTCATTAAGAGTCGAAATCCGCTTGTTATATGTTTCGATTTCTTTAAGTAAGCGACCACGTTCAACCTGTTGGGCTTTGCGTAGACTTGCCGCTTTCTCTGCACCCTTTTCGTTTGTTGAACGAACCATAACTTGGTCCACAGCCTCATCCATCTGTTTGAGCGTTTTGCGATTAACATCAATATTATCCTTCTCAACTTTAATCTTCTCATCGATCATTGCAATTTTTGCAGATACATCACCGCTTATTAGATTTTGATCGTTATGTGCTTTAGAAAGATATCCAAAGATTCCTAATGATGTAATCAACATTAGAATCATAACCGCTACTGTGAAATAGTACTTCAAAAATCTTGGTGCGATTTTCCAATTCTTATATGCCCATGATGCGGCAATGAGTTTCGAAAACTCAAGCGCACCACCCATGATTGCAATTGGGATTGGGCTAGCCGCAAAGATAGCCATTAGACCAATGACTGAATAGTATGCGGCAATAGCAGAAAGAGATATCGCACTCAATAATGTAATCAAAGCAAATAGCATAAGTTTATCCTCTAGTTAATGCTAATACTTTGTCGATTTGTTCTTGAATTTTTGCTGTGCGATTTGGCCAGTAGATATATTCTTTTTCTGGATTCTTCATCAAGTTGACAAGTAAAGGCATGATAAGTTGTTCTAATTCTTTTAAATCTTTTTTTACTTCTGCTGTCATGTTCTGACGTTCTGCGTCAAGACCAAGTTTACCTTGATTGTACAATGATAGCATTGAATCTAATTTCTCTTCTACACGCTGTAAAGATTCAGAAGATTGTGCTACTGTTTCTTTAACAGCAATTGTATCTTCTAATGTATTTGGATCCGTAAGTCTAGTTAACGTTGATTCGTCAACTGCACTAAATCCAAAATCATCTTCTTTTCTAAACGCTAGATATTCTGATGGTATTTTGCTCATGCGAAAAAACTCTCCAATGAAGAAACACGTTCGGTCTTCCAACCAATTGTGTTTACGATTGTTTTTAATGGTTCAAGATATGCTTTATCAAACTGCGTATCGTAGTCGATATATTTTTCTACGCCAAACTCTTTAGGCAAGACTGTGAGAATAGAAAATACATTTTCTTGAACGGGATTTGGAACTTTCATGTAGCAGAATTTAGTCTTGTCACCATCCTGAATAAGTTGATACTTCTTAGTCAGTTTATACTTTTTCAGAAACGCATTAAACATTATCGCACCACGCACATGCATAGGTGTGCCTTTTGAATATAGTTCCGAACTGCTTGTATATTTAGATAGGTCACTAACACCACGTGGAAATGCAATGTCTTCAAACGGAAGAGTTTTGAATTCTTGTTTGAATGCTTCAACAAAAGATTGAAACTCTTGTTCGCTACCATTCATCACAATCTTCAAAGATTCTTTAATCTTCTCACGGCATGACATTGGTGTGGAAGACTTAACGGCTTCAATGCCCATCATCTTTAACTTTGGCTCTGCGAATCGAACACCTTCTGAATCGTACACGTTTAGAATGTAACGCTTCTTTGCAGTCCAGATGCCTTTGTTTGCAATGACCTCACGCTTCATCTGCATCTTCTGGTCGAATGCATTCATGTAGTCTGCTAGTTCTTGATATGCCTTGTCGATGAATGGTTCGAATTTTTCTGTACATGCTTTGTTGACGAAATCAACAATCGTTTCAACTTTCGTTTCACTCTTCGATCCGTAGACCATATTAACAAGCGGACCAAGATTGACGTACACCGAGTCTGTATCTGACGCAATAACATAATCAATATCCTTAGTCTTCAATAGTTTGTTTAGATAACCATTCAACTTCATTTCAATCCATCGAATGGACAATTGACCAGACAGAGTGATTGCCTCTGCTTGTCGAATGTCAAAGAACCTAAAATATTGATTACCAAGTGCGCCATAAGCGGAGTTCAATTGTACTTTCTTTGCCAACTGCAAGTTCTTGTACTTTGAAATTTGATTTGATATTTCACGTTTATGTTCTTTATCAGTTTCTTTTTCGTAAGCCTTTTGAGCCTCAATCATTTTCTTTTTGTACAATGACCGATCATCATACATGCGTTGCATCATAGCAGGCAAGAAGCCTTGCTTGTCACGTTTGAAGTAATGTCCATTGGCTGCCATGCAATATTCACCAGATGCTTGATATTCGTTGTTCAGCAAATTATCAATAGAGATACTTGTGTGGCGACCTTCAACAATTGTTTCAGGTGAAACATTGTACTGCATAATCAAGTGTGGATACAATGAGTTCAAGTCAAACGACACAACCCATTCGTGCATACCAACGATTGGGTCTTTCACATAAGCGCCAGCATACTGTTCATCTTTTGCAGTATGAACATTTTGAGGCACAACAATATTGTCTGCAATCAATTCATTATGAATCAAAGTATCCCACATGCGTACTTGCGTGAACACATCGGTGTAATTAACTTTAGCATCATATGCAAGTGCAAGTGCCATGTCAATCAATTGCATCTTAGCATCAATACGATCCACAAGTTCAACGTCATGGATGTTATACTCAATAAACTTTTGAAAGTTTGTTCGATACAATTGATGCAGACTTTCAACTTCAGAGTAGTCAAGTTTCTTCTCACCGAGTTCAAGGAACGCAATGTGATTAAGACTAAAACTTTCTTGTTGTGAGTATGTAAACTTCTTGTACAATTCAATGTAATCAAGAATAGCAATGCCAACCAAATCAAATGCTGTTTGCTGTTTGTTGTGAATCGTAGTTGTACGTTCACCAATTCTACGGAATGGAGATAAACGCTTTGCAGTATTCTCGCCCATGAGTTTGTTGATACGATTGTGCAGATATGGAATATCAAAGAATTGAATGTTCCAACCAGTCACAATGTCTGGTGATGTTTCTTCCCACATGTCGAGAAAGCGCATGATAAGATTATTCTCATCACGGCACTTGATATATGTTACATCATCACGATTGTTATCGTAGTCACCACAGCCAGACACATAGAAGTGTCCTGCTATCTTAAACGTGATGGCAGTAATTGGCTCACTCGCAGACGCAGGTTCAGGAAAGCCATTTTCAGAACCAACCTCAATGTCAATATTCGCAATCTTAATTTGTTCTGGATCATAATCTATTTTTCCTGGATAGGCTTCATTGATATAAACGTATGGGAAGTTTGTTGAGCCATAAACTTTGAAGTTGTCAACATCTTCATAACGTTTCATAAATTCAGTAGCATCACGCATTGTGCCTTGCGACACAGGCGCAAGTGATTGACCATCTAACGTTCGATAATCACCATCTTTAGATTGTAGATATAACGTTGGGTTGTATTCAACTTTATCGCTGAACCTCTTACCGTTATTATATCCACGAACAAGAATGTTGTTGCCGAGTTTAGAAAAATGCGTATAAAATTTCATTAAGTAATAATGCCTTGAGTCGGTGGCAGGACAATTCCTGAACCATAAATCTCATTATACTTGTTTTTTATTTCTTGTGCAACTGATACGTTGTAAATTACGTGGTTGGGATTAAACTCTACCACTTTTTGTTCTGAAAAGATTAGGAGAGGTTGCATTTGAAGGCTTGCTTTGCCATTTGGTCCCATTGCAATACCAAGAACACATGGGTTCTCTACACGATATTTTTCTGGAGTTTCTTCTACAATGTCACCGACAAGTTCTTCACCTGTTGCCAATTTTAAAATTCTCAAGTTTGCCATTTTATATCCTATAATAAAAAGGGGGCGTTGCGCCCCCTCGGTGTTTACTTAAAACGCTCTGCTTTATGTTTTTTTATTTCTTGAATAGATTCAAGTAAAGCAATAAAGAAGTTTTTTATTGATTTCATAATTCATCCTCAGTTAAATATTGCTGAGATGATTTTTTAGTTTTAGATTCAGCATCCTTAACTTCAATCTTCTTAGGCTTCTTATGTTCTGGAATGATTCGTTCCAAAGCAATCTTCAACATGCCATTAATCAAAGCGGCATCTTGAATTTCGATTTGGTCATCAAGTGCAAATGTGCGAGTGAATGCACGATTAGCAATACCCTTAAACAAGAAATTGTCTCCATCATCTTTTGTGTTACCCGCAACAATTAATTTGTTGTCTTCTAAAGTGATATCGATTTCTTGTTTACCAAAACCAGCAACCGCAATTTCAATGACGTAGGTATTGTCACCAGTCTTGCGAATGTTGTAAGGTGGGTAGTTAGGAATGTTTTTAGTCACATCATCATGTATTTTTGCTAGTCGATTGAATTGCTCATCGAAGCCAACAAAGAATTTATCAAAATCTTTGAAACCTTGTCCGCCAAAGATAGCGGGAATTGGTGTGTGTCCCATATTGTATCTCCTCTTACTTAGTTTTTGAAAACGCTTTTTTAGCGTCAAAAGTGTATGCAGAAATGCCAAGAGTTGTAAAAAACTTATTGACTTCTACTGCAACTGCTTTTGCGTAAAGTGTTTGCGCTTCAATGAAAGTATTAA